CGCAAACTCCACGTGGGCCGCAACCATGATCCCGCCGATGACCCCTGCCAATTCAATGAGGACCGCTTTCACCACAATCCCCTTGAACGAGGTATCATCGAAAAATTGCTTGATGCGGTCGCCCTGCGAGATCCAGGTCGTGAAGCTGGTAATGAGTGGGGTGATCGCATCAAGGATCTTCCCGAGTATCGGGAGCAACTTCGTCCCCAGGACGATCATGAGCGCGTCCCAGGCCCTCTTTGCCTGATCCAGCTTAAAGTTGAAGTTGCTCTGCACGTCCGTCCAGCCAAGCACGCCGTCGCGGCCAGCCTTCATGGCGGCGGTCACGGCTGCGATGTTGCCCTCGGTTTGTTTGAGGCTGTCGCCCGTCAGCATGGCCGCGAGCTTGACCCCGACGATGCCGCCCAGGATATTCTTGAGCGCGATCTGGTACGCCACGCTGGATGTGGGGAACTTTTTGCCCACATGATCCTCGATCATCTTCAACGCTTCGGGCAGACCCTTATTCACGAGCGCATCTTTCACTTGCTGTGCCTTGAGTCCCACCACACCCATGGAATCGGACGCGACCTTAGACGGGGCCTGGAGGGCGAGCAGCACGTGCGCCAGGTTCTGAGCCGCCTGCCTGCTCGTCTGGCCCGCGTTGGTCAGGGTATCCATCGCACCCGCGACCTGGGGGAAGGAGATATGCAGCGCGGAGGCGATCGGGAGAACTGCACCCATCGATTTGGCTAAGTCCTGTAGGTTGGTTTTGCCGTTCTTCACCGTGGCAATCAGGCCATTCATGGCGGCCGCACTCTGAGAGACGGGCATGTGATAGTCCGTCATGGTGGTCGTGAGGGCCTTCGCCACGACATCGAGGTCGGCATTCTCCGCCTTTGCGCCCCGTGCTGCGGCACCCAGGACGGTGAGGGCCGCAGCGCCATGGTTGCCCGCGCTCTCGACGTAATACATGCCCTTGGCGAGCTGATCGGTGGAGGTCGCGGTGTCGATGCTCATTTTGAGGATGCCCGCGCTGACCATGGGCAAGTTGGTCGCAAATTCACCTGCGGAGGTCACGAGGCGTGTCATGGATGCCTGGAAGTTGCCCGCCATCTGTGCGGATTTCAGGCCAAAGGCGACCAGGGCGGCGCCGGCCACCACCACCGCGCCGGTGGTAAGGCCCGCTAGCTCCTGACTGGTCATCTTTGTCGTCTTGCCCAGGCCGAGCAGGTCCGCCTGTGCTTGTGCGGCACCCTTCACGCTGACCTGTGCGACCAGATTCGCGGCAACCGGCATTACTTCCGCATCCTTTCGAGAAACTCCTGCGCCTCCGCCTCCGCTGTCATGGCATCCAGCGCCCGCTCTTCCCAATAGATCGACCGTTCTAAGAGTTCCCAGGGCGCGACGTTCAAATACTTGGCGGCCTGAATGAGCAGGTACCAATCAGGCAGTGCGCCCATCTTGCCCTGCGTGGCGAGATAGCGCCGCAAGCCGATTAGCTCGTCGGCGGCGCTATCCCTTCCGGGCGCAGATCCCCCATGATGGCTTGCAAGATCTCGCCCCGAAAGCCAACCGGCAATTCAGGGAAGCGCGCGGGATCAATCGGGAACATGATCTGCTCCTCTTCGTCCTCATAGAGATCCCAGGACTGGATCAGGTTGGCCAGCATCTTGTTATAGTCAGCAAAGCCCGCCTCTACCGTGCTCATATCCAGAGAGGCAAAGGCATTCAACCGCGCAAAGACGACCTCCGTCACCCGTCCGGGGTAGTACACAATCGTGGAGGTGTCGGAGCCCCAGGTGATCGTCACGGAGGCCGTATTATTCGCGATCTTGTGTAATGTGATTGGCATATATCATCCTTACAATGCGGTCAGCAGGTTGGTGAGTGTAAACACTTGCGCCTTGCCCCAGGTCGGATCTTCCACGACGGTGAATTCCCATTCCTCGGCAAATACGCCATCTTTGTCCGCAAACGGCGACGGCTTGCTGACCTTCACGGCCATATCATGCTGGAAGATGTTGTAGGCTTGCGCTACGAGCGTCATGGTCGGTGTGCCACCGGATAAGCTGACGTTGGTGGCGGTCACGGGCGACATATCGGAGGCCAGCGCGCCGCTAAAAGTGAAGGTATAGGGACCGCCAGCAGCGCCCGTCACCGTACAGTTGGAGCCGACCGTCGTGAGCAGCTGGAAGGCCGTATTGATCGTGGCGGCCGTGAGGGAGACGGTATACGTGATCGGAGCAGTTGTCTGCCCCTTGTAAGTCAGGGTAAAGGTGCCACCGGTCACGCCACCGCCGAAGGTGAGCGTCTGCAAATTGTCGATGATCAATCCCTGTCCTTGCACGCGCAAGAACTGCGTTGAGCCGGTTTGGAGGTACGACAATTCCGTCATGCCGACCGTGTCGGCCTCCACCAGCAGCTTGATCGTGCAGCCTGGATTGAGATCAACGTGTGCCGCCCACCCGAGGAACGCGCGGTTCATCGGAAAGAAGGGGGCATAGATGCCGGTAAAACCGTAATCGACGTTGAGGACCTTCAGCAATTGCGTGGTCCCCAGGGCGGCGCTCGTGGGATCGAGATAGAAGTTGATGTGCTTGCCCGCTAGCGGTGCCAGTGCGATGGACGTTGGGCTGCCGGTCATGGTGATGCCATTTTGTAATTGCTGTGCAAGGACCTTGCCGGAGATGCTGATGCCCGTCTTGCGATCGCCCTTATAGCCCAACTCAGTAATTAATCCATAATTCACTTTATGCGCAAACGTGCCATCACCCTGCTCAATCGTGTAGGTCTGCGGCACGATGCTCCCTGTGAGTGGCGGTGTGAAGATCCAGTCTTTGGCAGTAGCGGAAGCCCCATGTGCGATAGGCGCGGCACTTCCACAGGCGCTGGCCAGCGCATAGATGAGACCGTTGTAGTCCAGGGTTCCGCCAAGCGTGCCTTCCACCCATTCGCTATTCTCAATCTGCGAGGAGGGATATTTGCGACCCGTGGGGCTGTACATCATCACATCGGCCATCGGGCCAAGCACCACGTCAAAACATTGGAGTAACTTTGTGGCTGCAACGTTCGTGCCAAGGCTTGACGTGCTCTCAGCTCCGAATTGCAAGCGCTGGTTTATCGACGATCGCTCCGGTGTCCACGGCATGTCCTAACTCCCTTGTAGATCTATTCGGTACAGGCCGCCCAGGTGTCCCCACGCAGCGCCGTTAATCAGTTCGCTATAGGACAGCGCCCCGTCCCGATAGCAGGAGAGGACGCCACCACCGCCTGGTAAACCTACTGGACCAAGTCTTCCGAATAGCACATCGATTCTATCCGCCCCCATGACAAGTGCTGCATAATTGCTCGTGAGTCCGACCATCTTGATCTGAACGAGCAAATTTGCCCATAGTCGAGAAGCGTTGACAGTTAACACGTCGCTATTCGATTGCAGCCCATAAGATACAAAGGGAGGTGTGATCCCTATGTCCGCCAAGCCCTGCCAGACCCCGCCAGTTGCAGCCGCCATGAGTACGGTATCAGCTCGCAGCGTTGTGTTAATCCAGGCAAACGCCTGCGCTACCTCGCTCATGTGATGCGTTTCTCCAGGGTGGCACCGAGCGCTTCAAATTGCGCACGTGTGTCCTCTATTCCAGGCTCGACAAATGGGCGCGCAGGCAGGTAACGCGTTCCATAGTTTTGATAGACCCAATAGTCCATCCCGATGATAATATCCTTCGTGGTCGGCGTATCGCCGTCGGCCACCGCGACGCTGTTGAGCATATCGCCAGTATCCACCTGCCCATTGGCAATGATGTGCTGCTGGATATTCGAGACGGCATGCCACGCCGTCTCTGCTGCAATCTCCGAACAGGCCGGAGTGAGACGCGCCGCGATGAGATCGAAATGATTGAAAGAACCTGCCATCGATGCGCCTTTCAGGTAATGGTTGTTATAAGGAATTCGCGCGTCACCGTGTAACTCTCCGCGTTCTGACAATTCTGGACCAGCCAGGTATGCCCGTCATAGTCCAGGTGATCGCCTTCCCGAATGTCGGTGGTTTGCATCGCGCGGATCAAAAGTGCACGCTGTGATCCGATGATATCCGCATACGCTTGTAGGAGCGAAGCCGTCGGCTTGATGAGGTTCACCTGCACATTGCCCACCGATCCCCACGTCTCTATCGAATGGCCGTAGCCATCGCTGGCAACCGACTTGCGCGCCTGCGGCAAGGAGATATCCAGAACGGAGGCAACCGTCGTGATCATACTGGCGATCTCTTGCGATGAAAGCATCGGTTATGTCCTCTCTATCCAGTGCCATGTTCCTGGCTTTTTCTCTTCTGAGTAGTGAATCGATGTTCGCCAGATGCTATTCTGTGTGATTTTGATAATGGCCTCGTGTCCACCTGCATTTATAAGGTGAGTGACTTCAAACTGATCGTTACTGCCATCGGTAAAGACTTGCAACTGCACAAGCCCGTTCTCCTGTTTCCAATCCCGTACCACGATAGCAGGACGGTGATCACCCTTGCACCTGCCGCTTTCAAGGACATAGTGGACAATTCGGCCCTCTGTTAAGCCTTCCATGGACTTTCTCCCTTATTGCCCGCTTGCAATATAATCGAGCTCAGTCGGCCCAAGCCCCACATTGGAAAGTGGAGATGCGCCCGTCAGGTCCGAGCGTCCCAGCGTAATGGAGCCTGCGCGCTGCTTGCGGCGATACGTCGTCGCCAGTTTCTGTAGCGCATCCGCCTGCTGTCCCCGCCTGAATGATTGTCCGTCACTAGAAAAGTCATAGTTGAGCACAGCGCGCGCCGCCCAACGCTCCAGCAGATCCGCCGCCGCGCGATACACATCGTAGATCTTGCCCGAGATGGAGAGCGGTGGCAGCATCGTGGCCGCAAACTGGAAATGCCCCGCAATCGGCTCGCTGAGTGAGGGCGTGACGACGTTGATCAGGTATTGCTTGATGATCAGGTCGTCTTCCCATCCACCGAGCGCCGTATAGTAGTCCAGGTACTGGATAGTCGCACCACTAAACGTCGGTTTTGGCTCCATTGAGCCGTTCTTGATGTCGATACGCGACTCATCAAGCACGTCTTGAATGTCCTGGTCGGCAAAGATCGACGAGGAGCCCTCCGGGTCGTTTGTCAGGAGACGCACACGCGCGATTAACGCGGCCATCGTGGCGCGAGCTGCCATAGGTGCCTCCTAGTTGCGCGTTGGGACGATATCCAGTGCGCTGACGTTGATCGTGGGGGTCGACCCCGCGCCGGAGAAGGTCTCGGTGAAGCGGATTTGTGGCGCGTTGGCCGCCCCCGCGTTCGCTAGATCTTGGCGCGTCAGCACAATGGGCAGGAAGATTTCACCGGCCTGCGCAGTCGTGGACAGCACAATGGGTGTGGTCCCGACCAGCTCCGTCCATGTCGAGGCACCGTCGTAGCTGACATCGATATCAAAGGTGACGCTATTGGCACCGCTGGCATTGGACGCCGCGCTATAGACGATGCGCAAAAACACTTCATTCCACGTCGAGGCTTTGGGCATCGTGATGCCCGCCGTCGAGAAGGTCGCCGTCCTGACACCTGGCGCGGTGATCGCTAATTGGAGATCGCTAGGCATGGGCTTACTCCTTTCTCTAGGCGATCTTGATGCCGTAGATACGGCCAAGTGAACGGATGCTGGTGTTGACGAAACCAACCGCCCAATCGATCAGCGTGCGGTAGAGCACGCCATTATAGACCAATCCCATATCCTGCACGTTGAGAGGCCCAAATTGCCAGCCGAAAAAGTGATCCTCACCATAGTTCACGGCGTAGATACTGGTGTAAACCGGCGTGGTCGTGTTCGCCGTATCGTTGCCATTGACATCTTCTCCTGCCTGTCCGGTGATGCCTGCCTGTGCTGGACCCAGGATGATACGGGTCGACTGATCGACCCTGACGCCAGGATCACGGATTTGCGCCCCCTTGTACATCTCAATCGTGCGCCCAAACTGGTCTTTCGTGACATCCAAACCGCCGGAGGTGCCCAGCGCACGCATGGCGAGACTCAAGCGTCGTTTCATATTGTCGTTCATGTAGAGGATGACGCCATTGCCGTTGGGGCTGTCCACACTCCATAGGAGTTGC